TGCTTCTGCTGACTTTCAAAAGTTTACAGTATCTGCTACACCAACAGTACAATTAGACTATGTTGAAATTCCAGTAACATTAGTAACATCAGGTGGAACTGGAACAACTGGCTTTGCTAACAATCAGAATGTTATTTTTGTAGTCTTTAGTGCAGGTATTGTTGGTCCTACGGGAGCGACAGGCCCAGTTGGTGCCACAGGAAGTACAGGAGCCACAGGGCCTACTGGCTCTACTGGCGTAACAGGAGTTACAGGAGCCGTTGGCGCAACAGGTGCTACTGGACCACAAGGCGTTACTGGTGACATTGGTGTTACTGGTGTTACAGGTCCCGTTGGTGCGACAGGTGCTACTGGTTCGCAAGGTGTAACTGGAGATACAGGCCCTACAGGGCCAACTGGTGTCACAGGACCTGCTGGTGTTACAGGACCTACGGGTGCTACAGGACCTCAAGGAGTAACTGGTGATACTGGTCCTACAGGACCAACTGGTGTTGGAGTTACGGGTGCAACTGGAGCCACAGGTGCTACAGGCCCTGGTGGTTCTGATTTAACTGCGGGACCAATAAGATCAGTTTCAGGAACATCAAGTATTAACTCACAAACAGGTACAGGTGATACATTTGTAATGAGTACTGGTAATCCAGTATTTGCAAGTGGAATTCAAGTTGATGGAATTGATATTAATAATGGAACTGGTTCTGGATATGGTAACATTGCTATTGGTAATGGTGGAAACCTTTCAAATCTAACTACAGGTGATCAGAACACAGCAATTGGTTCAAGAGGACAGGTAGACACAACAACTGGAAGAAATAACCTAAGTATTGGTGCTGATGTTATGCGATTTAATGTTACTGGTAGCGACAATCTTGCTATTGGAAACTTTGCTCTTGCTGCTCAAACTGCAGGTAATAACAATGTTGCTGTTGGTCCTGGTGCTTTAGGTTCTATGACAGTTGCAAATTCTAATACAGCAATAGGTGGAGGAGCATTATTTGGCACTACCACTGGTGCAGGAAATACTGCAATTGGTAATTCTACGCTTTATAATAATACAACAGGTAATAGTAATTTAGCAATTGGAAATAGTGCACTTCAAGCAAATACAACTGGTACTGGAAACATTGCAATTGGTGCAAATGCTTTAATTACAAGTTCAACAGTATCACAACAGGTAGCAATTGGATTGAATGCACTTAAACTTAATACTACTGGTACAACAAATATAGCAGTTGGTAACGGTGCACTTGAAAACAATACAACTGGTAGTTCTAATTCTGCCTATGGTGCAGGAGCACTTCTTTCAAACACCACTGGCTCTAACAATATTGCGTTTGGAAATGGTACACTTTTATCAAATCTTGTTGGATCACGAATTACAGCACTTGGTACTTCTGCACTTGCTGCTAATACAGTTAGCGACTCAACTGCTGTTGGCTTTAGAGCACTTGCTTCAAATACTACTGGTGCAAATAACCTTGCAGTTGGTAGTAATGCTCTTCAAGCAAATACAACTGGTGAAGAAAATGTTGCAATTGGTGTAAATGCTCTTAATGTAAACACTACTGCTAGTTACAATGTTGCAATTGGTTCTCAAGCACTTTCATCAAATACAACTACTACATCAAATGTTGCAATTGGATTTAATACTCTACGATTTAATACACAAAATGCTAACCTTGCAATTGGTGCTAATGCTGGACAGAGCAATACGACAGGTAATGTTATAGCAATTGGACAAAATGCTTTGGCTGCAAATACTACTGGTCAGTTTAATACTGGTATTGGTAACTCAGCACTTGCAAATAATACCACTGGTGCACAGAATCTCGCTCTTGGTTCTTTTGCTTTGCAGGCATTGACTACAGGGGCATCTAATATTGCTATTGGAACCTCTACTCTTCAAAGTGCAACTACTGCTATTGGTAATAATGCTATTGGTGTTGGTTCTATGATAAATCACATAACTGGTAACGGTAATGCTGCCAACGGTCAAAGTACTTTGCTATCAAGTAGAACTAGTTCACAAAATACTGCAATGGGATCTCAAACATTAAGATCAGTTGTTATAGGCAATGGACAAACAGCAATTGGTAGAGAAGCACTTAGAGACACTACATCTGTTATAGACACATTTGGAGCAATTACACCAGGTAGTGGATATACTGATGGAACTTATTTAGCAGTTACTTTATTTCCTAATAATAACTCTTATTGGGTTTTTCCAACAGCAGATATAACAGTTTCTGGTGGAGCCGTAACAGCAGTTACTATTGTTAACCGTGGAATTGGAATGGTAGTAGGAGCAACTCTTACTATACAAGCATCCACAGCACCTGCAGGATTATTAACTGGTACTGGATTTAGCATTCCTATTGCAACTGTATTTTCAGGTCAACAAAACACAGCACTTGGATATAGAGCAGGGGCAGGTAATACAACGGGTAACCGTAACTTATTCCTTGGATATGACGCAGGCCTAAATGAAACATCATCTGATAACCTATATATTTCTAACACAAGCACAGCAACACCTTTAATCAAGGGTAAGTTTGACTCTGCAGGAGGAAATCTTGGATCTGTAAGAATTTATGGTGATTTGCAATTAACTACAAAGACTCCAGCCTCTGCATCTGCGACGGGAACAGTAGGAACAATTACATACGATAGCGACTATATCTATATCTGCATAGCAACAGATACTTGGAAGCGAGTAGGTATAAGTACATGGTAAAATTAACTAAGGGAAAAGGGTAATCAAATGAGTCTATCTAAAAGACTAAAGGCATCTGGCGAAACCAGAGATATGAACAGTCAATATATTCTTCCATTGATTCCACCTCGTCCTTTGTTTGGTGTTGCCAATACAGGTACTTATGTTGACACAGAGTCTGCTATTCGTACATCTACCGTTTATTCTTGCGTAAGACTGCTTGGAGATACTATTTCTTCATTGCCAATGGGTGCATATGTACGCAGAGGTCGCAATCGTCTTTCATACACAACAGTTTATGGAGAGACTCCAGCATGGGTAAATAAGCCAAACCCAGAATCAACAAGACTAGAATTTATTGAGCAAGTAATTACTTCTATGCATCTACATGGTAACGCATTTATTTTGACGGTACGAGATGATAATAACGAAGTAACAGAACTATATGTATTAAACCCTAATGAAGTAAGAATTGAAAGACCTATTCCAGGAGAGCCACTTGTCTATAGAATTAAAGATATAGAAAATGGCATTTACGATCAAATTTTAACAAGCAATGAAGTTCTTCACATTCCACTATTTAGAATGCCAGGATCATATTATGGCTTAAGCCCAATTGGTGCTTGCCGTATGTCTGTTGGTATTGCACAGGCTTCTGATACATACGCTGCCTCATATTTTGGTAATGCATCAAATCCTGGTGGAGTTATTGAAGTTGCAGGAGAATTAAACGCAGAACAAGCAGGAGACATTGCTCGTAACTGGCAAGAATCACACTCTGGACCATACATGTCTGGTAAAGTTGGTATCTTATCTGGTGGTGCAGCATTTAAGCCACTATCACTAAATGCCTCTGACGCACAATTAATTGAGGTCAGACGCTTCAATGTAGAAGATATTGCAAGAATTTTCCGTGTCCCATTGTCACTGCTAGGTCATCCTACACAAGGAGCAATGTCCTATGCATCAGTAGAAGCACAGAACCTTAGTTTTGTACAGCACTCATTGCGTCCATTGCTAGAGCGTTTGGAACAAGCACTATCTCCATTACTTCCTGAGTCAGATGGATTTATTCGCTTTAACCTTGATGCACTTTTGCGTGGTACTACAATTGAGCGTTTTGATGCATACACAAAGGGACTAAGAGAAGGCTTCTTGTCACTAAACGATGTACGCCAATACGAAGACTTATCATCACTTGGTGAGCCAGGAGATCAATACAGACTTCCTCTACAAAACATTGATGCTTCACAAGCACCACTTGTTGGAGATAAGATGAAGGCTGAGATTGCATCTATCTTGGTACAGGTTGGATACAATCCAGATGATGTGGCTAAGATGCTAGATATCTCAGAACTAACTCACACAGGATTGCCTTCAGCACAATTACAGCAAGTATCCTTAGTTGATCCAACAGATCCAAAGGCTGCTTACAGTGATGAGGTCAAGGAATAATGCCTTATCTTGTTTCAAATAAACAATCAGATTGCTCTGGTTGGGCGACGGTAAAGCAAGAAGAAGATGGTTCATATACTACTATAAAGTGCCATGACAACAAACAAGATGCTGTTGATCAAATGGTAGCAATATCTATAGCAGAAGATATGGAGCCAGGTGGAGAAGTTAGAGCAGTTGATAGTGTTCCACAGTTCATTAGAAATAATGCACAAAGAGGATTAGACTATTTAGCAGAAGGTTTTGGTGGCGATGGACTTACTGATGCTACTAAAAGAGAAGCAAGAGAGATGGCAGCAGGCCGTATCTCTGATAATAAAGTAAGAAAGATGGCCCCTTGGTTCGCAAGACACAAGGTAGATGGACAAGCACCAAAGAATAGTAATCCTGATAACTCAGAATATCCTGGTGCTGGATTAGTTGCTTGGCTACTATGGGGTGGCAATGCAAACTTTGATGATGCTGCTCAAGACTGGGCACAACGCCAAATTGATAAATTAGATAATGAAACTAATAAAGCAAGGAGCAAGATGAAAAAGACAGAACGCCGTACCTTTACGGTCAGAGACATAGAAGCACGACAGGCAGAAGACGGTACTATGCGTATGGCAGGCTATGCTGCAGTATTCAATGAGGCTTCCTTGCCACTACCGTTTATTGAGAAGATTGCACCTGGTGCATTTTCAAAGACACTACAAGAGACACCAGATGTTCGTTTATTGGCTAACCACGAAGGATTACCTATGGCTAGAACAAAAAACGGGACAATGAGATTATACGAAGACGAAACAGGACTATACTTTGAAGCAGAACTAGCAAACACACAAGAAGCAAGAGACCTATATACACTTGTTGAGCGTGGTGATGTTGATCAAATGTCCTTTGCATTTAGAGTAATTCGCCAAAATTGGAGCAAGGATCGTACAGAAAGAACTCTTACAGAAGTCAGCCTTGCTGACGGAGATGTATCAATCGTCACATATCCTGCATATACTGCAACTTCAGTAGAAGCAAGAGAAGCCCTAAAGAAGGCTGTTTTGCAAATAAAAGAAGGCAGAGAAGTAACTGGTGATTCACTACTAGTGTTAGAAAGCGTATTTGGAGACTTATCAGAAGGTCATGAATATATCATGAAGGCTGTTGAAGTCATGGGTACACTTCTTGGTAATAATATGGAAGAAGATCCTTCTATGCAAGAAGATGTTATGCCAGAAACATGCGATTGCTGTGAAATGGGCTGTGCCTGTGAAGACTGCATGATGTGTGGTGGAGTTCAAGAAATGTCTGCTACCAATGTTATAGATGTTGTAGATGTTCCTGGACAAGGTGGCAAGATTGTTGGAGATTTCCCATCAGTTCTAAACTTCCTACCAGACAACATGCCAAGATCAATGTCTCTACGCTTAGCACAAGCAAAGAGAAACACAATAAAATAATATTCCTATCTAACAAGATAGGTAGAAGTCGGAGTTAGGCTCACACCCGTAAGCGTCGTGAAACCCGTAACCACCACCTCACACTTAAAAATACTCACAAAGGAGAACAATAAATGTCTTATTTAGACAAAGTAATTGAACGCCGTGATGCAGTTAAGGCAGAGTTGGACGCAGTTCTTGAGGCAGTTGCCGCAGAGAACCGTACAGACCTTACAGAAGATGAATCAGCAAAGGTTGATACCCTAGTTGAAGAGTCACGCTCACTAGATTCAAAGATTGAAAAGTTAACTACACAGGCAGCAGCAGATGCTAAGGCATCAGAGGCTCGCTCATCAGTTGCTGAAGTTGCAATGCCAAAGGTTGGCGGAGCAAAGGTAACTCGTGAAGCCCGTACATACTCACCAGAGAATGCTGATGTTTCATTCGTTAAGGATGCATTTACTGCTAAGTTCAGCAATGACTACGCAGCAGCAGAGCGTCTTGCTCGTCACTCTCGTGAAGAGGAAGTTGAGCGTCGCTCAGTAGGAACTGGCAACTTTGCTGGTCTCGTAATTCCTCAGTACCTAGTTGATCTAGCAGCACCACTTGCTCGTGCAGGTCGCCCAACAGCAGACTTCGCAACAAACAAGATGGCTCTTCCATCAGCAGGTATGACACTAAATATCTCACGCATGACAACTGGTACATCAACTGCAGTTCAGGCTGCTGAAAATGATGCAGTATCAAATACAAATGCTGACGATACACTATTGACTGTGAATGTTCGTACAATCGCAGGACAACAGGATATCTCAAAGCAGGCTATTGAGCGTGGTACAGGTATTGACCAGTTCATCATTCAGGACCTTATCCGTGGATGGCACACAACACTTGACAACCAGATCATCAACGGTGATGGTACATCAGGTGCAATCCTAGGAATGCGTTTCACAGATGGAATCAACTCAGTAACATACACAGATGCTTCACCAACAGTTGCAGAACTATATCCAAAGTTGGCAGATGCATACCAGCAAGTACAGACAAATGTGTTCCAGAATCCAACACACTGGATTATGCACCCACGCCGTCTAGCATTCTTGCTTGCAGCAACAGATTCAACAGGTCGTCCACTAGTTGTTCCAACACTAAACGGACCAATGAACGCATCTGCAACAGGTGCAGGACAAGCATACTACGGTAACTCAGGTTACTCATTGCTTGGTCTACCTATCGTTGCTGACGCAAACATCACAACAACAGCAGGTGCTGGATCAAACCAGGATCAGATCTATTGCGTAAATGCAAATGAACTACACCTCTGGGAGCAGCCAGGATCACCATTCGCATTGAACTTTGATGCAACTGGTGCAGGCTCACTTACAATCAAGTCTGTAGTGTACGGCTACTCAGCATTTACTGCTGGTCGTTACCCAGGAGCAGTTTCTGTAATTAACGGAACTGGTCTTATCACACCTACATTCTAATTTATATAGTTAACCCTATATAATACTTAGAGTAATCTAAGGTGGAGGACAGGCCTAAAGACTGCCCCGTTTATGGGCCTGTCCTTCATTTAAAAAAAAGGAAGTTATGAGAAGAGGAATAAATGAGTAAACCTACGCTTGCACAGAGTCAGCAGCCTAATAATGTCTATACGACTTTGGCAGATGTGAGAAATGCACTTCAGATTGAAGACAGCCTGGATGATAATGATATCCAAGCAGCCATTCTTGCTGCAAGCCGTATGATTGATGATTATTGCCAAAGATCTTTCTACCAAGAAGGTACATTAGCAAGTCCAGCAGTTAAGTACTACACACCAGTAAATCCATGGTATTTAGAGATAGATGACCTTATTCAACCAACAGAAATAGCATCTAGAGCAAACCAATCTGGACCATTTACTCAAATTTGGAATTTAGATACAGATGTTATGTATGAGCCTGTAAATAATCCAGAGACAGGAAGACCTGTAACTAGACTATTAGCAATTCAGACATATGTATTTCCTTACTTCTTTCCTCAAACAGTTAAGATAACTGGAGTTTGGGGATGGTCATCAATTCCGTATGAAGTAGAATTAGCCTGCAAGATTCAGGCATCAAGATTATTTGTTAGAAAGCAATCTCCATTTGGTATTGCAGGATCTGTAGAACTAGGAACAGTTCGTTTGAACTCTCG